AAGCTGTTTGTGCAAACAAAGATACCATGTTGACATCGTTTGAAAAAATGCATAAAGATATTGTTTATGCAGTAGAAGACGCTGCAGGACGCAAAGACAAAAACGTTGTAACCATGCTGACCAACCAACTAGATGAGATTGATAGATTTCAGGCCATAATGAACCAAGGTCCAGTTAGCCCATTTTTTTGTAAACAGAAGGTACGTAATATATACGATACCGCTAGATTAATTGCTATTGAAGAAGGGAATAAGTTGAGTTTACCATGAGTCAGATAATGAATAATTTGAACTTTCTAGCTGCAAATTCATCGCAAATGGTGTCTAGAAATGCCATGCAAGCTATCCAATATCAACAGGCATTAGATCAACAACAGTTATCGCAAGCAGAATACATGGATCTGATGCAAGATCTTGCTGCAATGGTTAGCGTTGCAGACGCAGCAGATGATCTCAATAATAAGATACTGTTAGACCAGTGCTTAAACGCTGCTATCGCTGTCGCCGGAGCGATATACTGATATCAGTGAATTTAACGTGCTGTAGCGTGTATTGAATATAACCGGTTGAACATTACTATTATTAACAGTTGGTGTAACCGTAAGAGGAACATATGGTGCATAAACGGCTGCTGCGTCCAACTCTCTGCGATGCAATAGCACCTCTTCAAACGTCAAGAGATAGTCAACAAAGTCTTCTTGTTTTTCAAAATACACAAGTGTTCTAGGATAACGTATATTATTTGAATCTTCAAACACATACGCAACTGGTTCGATCTGTATTACAACTCGCACCAATCGATGTGTCATCCATTCTTTAAATTCTACAGATATCGGGTTGAGCTTACCATCATCTAGATGCACGCCCTTGCGAATTTGACTTGAATACCAGCCGGTTACATCCTCCACGGAAAACCTCCAGGATACCGATTCTGCATTATCTTATTGCCCTGTAAAAAGAAATCAGCATTTACACTATTTGAGTTACCATCCAACCTATAGCAGACAGATGCTGATCCAGTGCAACCAAATTCTTTCACATACTGGGTAATTATAGAATAAAACCTACGATCACCACCCCAACCACTGTACCATGCTGATGCCATATTAACGATAACATCCTTACGCAGACAATATGTGCTGGTATCTACAAGATGATGCTGGTCACTTATGTAGATCGGCCAACGTCCTAGGCTTTCACAATCATCGTCGCATATGTATCGTCCGCTAGCATCATAAATCTTACGCAAACTGTGACACCATTGCCAGTTGTTACGTTCACAGGCATTGATCATGTTGGATACATGATCCGGCTCAAACCAATTGTCCTGATCTAAAGCTAGCCAATAATCTTGATCAATTAACGGAGCAGACAGAAAATAAATCCTATGCCCATACCACCCATTAGCGCCTGTATTCCACGGCAGAGTCATTCTTTTGACTGTTGGAAATTGACTTAATATTTTATTAGCCGCAGATTCAAATTGTGGTCCGTCTATTATCACTAAACATGTGGTGTTAGTATGTGTTTGATTAACTGCACTACCTACCGCATCTGCAAGTGTGTCGGCGCCGGTGGTTGGAATTACAATTAAAGCTGATTTTTCTAACATATCTAAAAATAACTAAAATTGTCTGCTAGGTCAAGCAACTTGTTGTTCTGTTTTACCAATATAGATTTTTTTACCAACTTTGTTCAGTGTTAGATTCTTGGTAACTAATTGGTTACGATTATTCAAATCTGCATCAATCAATCCTTGAGAAAATTGTTCTACTTGCCCAATACTGAAGGTATATACACCTTCTTGTCCAAGTAAACGTAAAATTAGATTTTTGATGCGAAGATAACCAATGCTTTGCATTTTAAACCAATCAAGGCTACCATCTGCTAATGTAACAGCTGATAAATCTATATCTGCAAGATCGTTAGTGAGTTGCCATGCTTCTTCTAAATGTTTAATACTACGGATTGTGTTAACGTCTGCAATACCAAATCTATCCAAAATAGCAGGCCATATTTTGTTTCGCAGATAATTACGATCGTAGCTGTTATCTAGGTTACTAGGATCTTCTATGCCTGTAACACCGTGATCCTCAGCCCACATCTCAATCTGAGTTCTTGTAACATTCAACATAGGTCTAATAAGAGTTATATTTGAATCGTACCAACATGCAATTTTTGGTACCATACTTTTAAGACCTCGGACTCCGCTGCCTCTAAATAGTTTTAACAAAAAATTTTCACATTGATCATTGGCATGATGTGCCAAAATTACGCTATCTGCTCCGCTTTCACAGAAAGCTTTATATCGCGCTTTTCGTGCAGCATATTCAAGATTATTTCCAAAGCCGTCTAGACTGACTTTAACTACGGTAATATCAATTCCCAAAGTATTGCATTGGTCAACCACAAACTTTGCCCAATTAGAACTAGCTTCATTAATACCATGATCAACGTGCATCGCTCTAATTTTACATGGTAAATTATTGCGATGTTCAGCTAGCCACGAAATAAGGCTCATGCTATCTATACCGCCACTCACACCAACAAGGCAATCTTTGCTGCCTTCTAGTAGTTTTGTAACATCATCGAGTGCTAGTAAATCCATAATTATCTCCTGCTTGTAATCTAGCATAGATATGTAGATTTGTCAACAGGCTCAACAGCAATTGCTGTTATTGTTTACTTCTTGCCAAATCTTTTTGTTTGTCGACAAAAGATTTGAGCAACTCCGCCGATTGATCATGATTGAACAACTGTATTAATCCCCAATGCAGCGGTTCTGGTAAATTATCCAAATCACACCATGTATAATCAGAGCTTTCATAGTTTAGTTTTGGATTAAACTCGCTACCAACTGTGCAAGCAAATGTATAATATGTAAATCGTGGTGCATGTACATCATTTGTGTATATCAATTTCATCATGCGATCATCTATATCAAACCCAATCTCTTCGAATAATTCTCGCTTTGCCGCGTCTGATGGCGTTTCGTTGGCATTAACGCCGCCGCCTGGTAGGTTCCATGTATTAGGAACAGGTACGTATTCACTACGTTTGGTTAAAAGAAACCTATCAGTATCTCTACAAAAAATTAAGCATCCTGCTCCTTGTTTTCTAGGAGCTTGTAAATCTTTGGCTTTCATAACTATATTTACCGGTCAACGCGCTGCAATTTTTTGAGTGCAACTACCTCTTGTCTATATATTGCACGCATTTTATCTGGACTTGCTAAGATAGCTTCATATTCAACTATTGTAGTAGTAAGTTCGGCTATACGAGACAGTACCTCATCATATGCATCTTTAGCCCAACGATAACTTGGAAGTGCTGCTAGCCTGTCTCGTTGTTCGTCATGTAGTGCAATTTTAGCTGTTATCTCACAAATTTTAGCAATGATTTCAGCACGATTTTGTGCCTTTGGAAGAAATGCTGGTATACCTTTATCATAGCACAGCTTGAGTGCTAGATTCCAATTAAGTTGATACGTGGTATCTGCAATCAGTTTTTTATATCGAACTGCATAAAATCTCAAGCGCCATTCTACAAAATCCCTAATTAATTTTTCTGTATTGTCATATTGCTTGATATTATTGCCATCCCAGTCAAGTACAACGATGCGCTCCGTAGTTTTGCTGCGCAGTTTCAGAAATTCTATAGCTTTATCCTCTGTCCATCCTGCGATAGATCCGCGTTTGAATCGCACCTCAATTTGTATATCTTTGGTGCTGCGATCTACGTAAGTTTGTATCTGTTCTTCGTCTTCCATTTTGTTTAAACGTGCTTTAAACTTCTCCAATGACAAATCCGGAGGCAGTTCACGTACAATAATACTGCTGCCATCTATAGAGACCTTGCCGGTAAACTCATATGCATTATCACCTATACCGCGTACTATACAACCTAGGTATTCATAATTAGGCAACAAGTCTGGTAGTTTCTTTTTATTATCAAGAGCTGCAAGTGTAGAATCTATCAAATCCAACAGGCTACGAGGTAAAATCTCTGTGCTCCATCCTACCGCAATACCGCTTACACCGTTTAACAAAACCAACGGAATAAGTGGCAAAAAATGCTTTGGTTCTAGTACCGACCCGTCGTAGTTTTCTTTAAGTGGAATGATGTCATAATCTTGATAAATTAACGATTCTGTAAAAGCATTCTTTTTAACATATGTATAACGAGGGGCACCCCAATCACTAGGTCCTACCCGTGTACCAAAGGCACCAATGCCGCTTAATAATGGTACATTGTTGCAATATGGTGCTGCCATTAGACTGATAGTATCACATGCCGATGCATCAGAATGTAGATAAATGTTCTCGCTTATAAGTCGACCTGCTAAAGATATCGTTTTTAACTTGTCATTATGTGTTTTCATCACAAACAAGGTTTTACGTTGTGCATCTTTTAAACCGTCGCTCACCGACGGTATTCCTCTGCTTTGACATACATAGATACTATATTCTCTACTGATATCTTTCAAAAACGTTGATGTTGGTATTGATTCTAAATCTGTCATTTTGGATCTTTCTTACAATTTGGACCATGCTATCTATGGTAGTTGCTACTATTTGTTTCAACCGTGCAGTATTCGCATACAAATTTGGAATTCATAATTTGTAATCCTGGATCTGTGCGTATCGCTTTCTCACCGTCTAAATAACTATACCTATATAGGCTTTATTATTTTTATATTGGTTATTTTATATACTTGTTTCATAAATTTATCCCCATGCAAGTATATGGTTATATGTAGCCCTCTTTGTTGACGTCATTTGATAATAAAAAATGTATATAAGCATCTTGTGTTTGAAATTCAACGTACCAATTGATATATTTGTAGAATAGTTGTTGATTAATATGCTCAGTTTTCAAAAACTTTACTTGATCCGGATAATGTTCGTCACAGAAATTAATTGCGCCAGAACATTCGCGTCTAAACCACACATCAACATGGAAATCATAAATGTCAGCATCTGCTGAGCAGGTAATGCTACCAATCTTAGCACGATACTGTTTGTGCGGTATGGGGTTATTATTCATTTTGATCTAAACATGTGAACAAATATACTAAAGAGCAATCCAGATTTTTCGATCATTTGCCCGTTTTTCAGAAAAAATAAGATCAAGTGCTTCTGATAAATTGCCATCGTCTAGTAATGGTACTAATCGAGGCTGTGTAAGGCTATGAGTCCAGTCAACTTCTTCTAAACTACCCAATCCTTTAGCACGAGTTGGTTTTGGAGAGCCTTTCCAGTCATCTGCATTATAATTTTGATAATCGTCTGCATACCAATAGAAGCGTTTTTTACCTTTTTCTTGAATAATAAACGGTGTTTGAAACACATAGAACACTGGTAGAAGTTTTGGATCAAACAATTCTGGCCAATGCAGATAGAAAAAGTTTACCAACAATGCTGTAATATTAGCCCCGTCTGGATCTTGGTCTGCCGCAAGATACACTTTACCATATCGCATATCTTTACGATCAGCTCGTTGTCCTAGCCCAACTCCAACGGCTGTCATAATATCTGCAATAATTTGATTTTCGATAACGGTCTTTGGAAGCTCACCTCTAACATTGAGGATCTTACCGCGTAATGGCAGTGCTCCGTGAATTTCAGGATTTCTTACCGCAGCTACCATGCTCTTAGCACTATTGTGACTGAGTAGACCATTTGATAACACAAACGTTTCGTCATCTAATACTTGTATGTCGTACATGTTTGTTTTTCCTATCGGAGAGATATCTGCAATGTCTTCCATTAAAAACAAACTTTCATTAACATTCATTTTTGTATAGCTCCGTTTATAATATCAGTTATTGTTTTTTTATAGTCTTTTGGATCAAGTATTATTGATCCAAATATATGTTCTTTTTTCTTCATATGATCTTTGTATTCTTGCGAATCGCCGCCGGCAATTTCAATATAAATATTCTGCGATACCATCCATATATCATAAAATAAGCTACTATTTGGATATTTTCCATTAATCATAAAATCATCAAATTCCTTTAACCCTAGAGAACATAAATAATCATAGATTCTAATCTCATTAAAACTCTTGAGAATCGTTCCTTTATCTGTGTATGAATAGCAGCTATAATTATTATGAAATATTTTACGAAGATTTTTTCTATAATCTGGCAGTATTTCTCTAATATTGTTTTCAATTTCAACTACAGACACTCCAAAAAAATCTTTTGCAACTTCGTAAAATTTATAGAATTTCAATTCTTTTTCTAAATTGAACATATGATATTGATACGTTTGACAGTCCTCAACTATGTTAGCAACTCGTTCGATGAATGTATCAAACAATTCGATATTATATTCATAATCATCTCTTTTAATATGTGCTCGTAAGTAATACTCAGCTCCTTTAATTTTTCCGTATTTTTTGATATAAGAACTAAGGCTGATATTTGTGCCGTCTTTCCATTTGTTATATTTTAGTAACCCTTCTTGTGCTCCATATTTTTTTATGAAATTGTCTAAAGTGATCGCCTTTCTTTGCTGAACAGCATTCCACATCGATTCTCTTTTGCTATCGATATATCCTTGATAGCTACGAGAATAATTGGCTTTATTAATCCACGCATTACGATCTTTATCATTCTCTTCGAACCATTTCTTTGAACGACTTTGCGATTTCTTATAATCATTTATATTTTGATGATTTTCTTTATAGAATGGGCTGCTATTTCGACCATGAATTTTTTCTAATGCTGCTGTTGCATTGATTCCATATGCTTTGCTGACAAATTCTATACTGTTTTTGTTTAGTTTCTTACTTTCACAATTGTTTTTTGCAAAACAAAGGAACTGCGCAGTGTGTCTGCGTCTCACTCCAGTTGGTATGATACAACCGTTGTTCACATAATGATTTATACCGATAATATCATAATTAAAATCACCGCACCATGCACATCTTAATTCATGATGTTTTATATCCCATATCTTAAGATAACTGAATATTGATATATTTTTTCTTGTCAATGTTGCTCGTAACCGAATACTTCTATCATGTTCAGTATTCTTTGATCGAAAACTGATATTCAATTTTTCACATGTAAATTCACATAACATGGTATTATATCGCCCTCTGTCATTATTGTTTATTTAGTATAGAGGGTGACAATTATGATAAATTATGCGCTATTAATAAATGAATTTCAGAATCTAGATATTTGGTAGGAATTTTTTCAATAATACCAGAAGAAATATTTAACACTGAAAATAAATGGTTTTCAGAAATTATACATGTTTGATTGATTATACCATTCGTAAATGATACAGATTTATTAAATTTTTCATCATCAAAGTCATCTACCCTTACAATTTCAAAAAACGAAGATTCCATGTTAATGATAGATGAGAGTAATTTATGTTGAGTTTTAACAATATCTTTGGCTTTCACCACTTCATACATATTATTTTCAACATTGAAAACAGGCATTTTGTGATCTGTGCTTATTTTTATAACTTTACCAGTTGATGTTGTTATCGACACACCATCAGTAATTTTTGCCTGCTTGTTACATATTGGTTTGATCGCGCCTGTGTGCGTTAAAACAAGATCTCCAAGATTTACGTCTTTTACTTTTTTATTGATAAATTCGCCATCTTCGAAAATTGCGATTTGTGTGTCTTCAGCTATGCAGTCTCCCTCACAGATTAAAAGTATACACTTGCTACGATCCTTGCCGTTGGCATCTAATAGCTTTGGAACCTTATTTCGCATAAGCTTTCGATTTGCCTTAGCAATATCAGCGTCGTCCTTTTTTTGCGTTCGAGAAGCACATCTGGTGTAGATCGCATCTAACCAGACTTTGTTATTACGTATTATGGTTTTAAATGTACTTTCATTTTCAAGACTAGTCTTAATGTAACGATCTACTTCGTCGTTAATCAATCGAGTTTTACTCTGGCTGTCAAAGTTTGGTGCATGCATTGTTGTTGTATTATAAATTAACAATCCTTCTGCAATATCGCTACGGTTGGGTGTTAATCCGCGGCGTTTGCTTTCTCTTTCCATCGCTTTCAGCATGCCGCCAAAAAATAATCGTTTAAAGGTATCAATATGCTGACCACCATTGAATGCTGGGATATCATTAACAGTACTGTGGATGAACTCGCCCTCTGTTCCAAAATTTGGCACTAAGTAATATGTGCTGTTAAATTTCTCCTCTGCAATAGCGATAATAACGGGATCGCATTGTGCAAACATAGTTTTATCAACGCTTTTGCCAACGATAATTTTTTCATTATTAAAAGTAAAACGTATCTTTGGATGAT